GATCCGGCTTGTACGCCCTCTCGAGGATAAAACTTCATTTAAAGTTTGTAAATCTACAAAACTACTTAATTGTTCTTTGCTTAAACCATCCATAAACTCAATGAGAGAATATATTCTTTCTTTTAGTTCTTCCATTTTTGCTTTTGCATCATTTAGATTGTAATCAAAACCTGCATACCCAAGCGTATGTTCGGCAACAGCAACTATAAAACCTATAGAGCCTGGTGCGGAAGTGAAAATATCACGGCCATTTTTAATTCTTGGCTCTTCCTCAACGTCAATATCTGTGCGGGTAACTCTCTCAAATCTTTCATCCAGATCAACTAATAATCTGATTGCATCAAGAAACAGTGGAAAATAGTCAGCATCTGACGCAGCATCTGTTATATCTATTTTGGAAAACTCTTCGGCCATTTTATCTTTGATGTCGACATCAATGGAACGTGAAGTAAACGCCAGGAATAACTCAACGATTCGAGAACTTTTATAAGTTCCCGCCTGTGTTCTCCTTGAATTATCACCCACAGTGATAATTCTAATACTACTTACATTTTCATGGACTTTCGATATAAGTTGCTTATATAATACGTCCAACTGCCTTTTAAGATCCCAAGGTACCTGACCGGTATTTAGTACAAGCATCCTGTATATAAGAGTGTCGACTTTTTCTGAGATCCATATTTCAACTCTGACCAAACTGTCCAATGATCCCGCCTCCTTTAGTGCGGTAGTCCTTTGCATTCCATCAATAATGCTGACTTCGAGACCATTAGATTTAATTTGACTAATAAGATCATTAGAGTTTTCTATCTCACTAAGTAGATCATACTGGGTTTTTGAACATACAACCCCGATGACGACTGGAGGTATAACTGCACCGTCCTTAATGTCTCTGACCAGTCGGCTTCTAATTTTTAACCCCGTTTTTGATTTGATGGCAGGACGCTGACCATCAAGCCCACCATCATTAGCATAAGATGCTTCAACCAAATCGAGATAATCTTTAGCCGAAACGGTCGCCATGATAGACCAACATGAACTTCTCTCGTCACGTAACTTAATTACTGGAATGGATTTCATTTTTTTACCTTAGCAGGGGCGGTTATATCCCGCATAGAGAAGAAGCGATAGCTAAAATGTAAATCTATCAGACCGTTCTAAAAGTGAAAAGGCCTACTCTTAGGCATGATTAGATTATGGGCCGCTGATCAGTGATGCTGTCCACGCTGTGAATGGTATGTGTAACCACTCCGGCGATCTCCACATCATCCAGGGCCGCGCCCTCAAGCGTTTCCCCATCATCTGTAATGATTCCATGCTTCGTTATAAAACCGAATTGCACATTACCGAATAAAGAGAAAAGGACGGTCGAGCCGATGGTCGGCATCATGCCGATATCAATCACCGCGTAGCCGGTGGACGTCTCCACAATCCGGCTGTTCATGCCGATGGCGCATATCCCATCGAGAGTTACGCGGCGCTCGATAAAATCGGTGGCGGGAGACGGGAAGCCCATGATCAGATCCCCCCGTTCGGGTTGTACATGGCGAGAGTGCGGTTTTCGCCTTCCTCGGTCGATATGTCTTTAAACGTGGTCAGGCAGGCATCCATCCATTCGTTCGCCTGTTTCAGCGACCAGTTCCAGTTAACAGCAGCCAGCTCTTTCACAAAGTCGGCAGTTGTGACAACACGGCGGCCTCTGGCGTCGATCTTCATAGCCCGGCGAAAGGCGGTTTCTATTTCGTAATAGCGCGGCATAATTTCCTCCCCATAAAAAATACTGTATATAGATACAGTATTTTCATGAAGAAATTAGATCAAGGCAGTGGAGCCTATCAATCGCAGCGGCAGAATATATTTTCATGGTCGATCACGGTTACAGAGCGGCCCTCAAGGCCGCTGCTGGTTCATCATTCGCTGATGGTGGCATCCCCGGAAGCCGTCAGACTGGCGGCTTTCGCTTTCATATCTGCCAGTTCAGCTTTGAGAGCGTCTATTTCTGCCCGCATTTCTTTAAATGCTTCAACATACAGCGCTGACAGCGCGTTATAGTCGAGCGAAAGCGGGTTCTCAATCGTTCGGCATTCCTTATCAATAGTAGTCTTATCCGCCTCGTATTCAGTTACGGCCTCCGGCAGCACCTTCTGAACGTCCTGTGCAATCAGCCCGGCATTTCGCACAGTATTCTGCACCGTCGTATGCATTGAATAAGTTACGCCGCGAAGCTGGCAAATCTTATCGAGGGCACTCTCTACTGGCTTAATCCAGAATTTAGCCCGCTCGTCAGAGATGTTGGTGAACTTAACAGCGCGAACCTCCCCCGTAGCGCCGTTGACCGACATTTCTGAACCCGTCGCGCCTGTAGAGCTATTGTCTGGCCTGATGCATATTAATTGCCCGTTTGCGATAGGCCTTGAATAAATAACCCCACGATTTTTGTTGTCGCTGTTAATAAAATAAAGATGCGCGTTTGCCGTGGTAGATATAGCTTTAGAGTTTAAGTAACCAGAGCGAGACTCAATTGTTGAGCCATACCATCCCTTGTTACACCCGGCCCATGCATCTGTCATTGTGATACTTGTGCCGTATTTATAGTTGGTCATTACGGTGTCATAGCTTGCCCCGGATCTGCCCACAAGCATGATGTTTGAATTATCACTATCACGAATAAGCATGTAAGTTGCCTGGTTCGCTCCGGCAGGGCGTAACGTCAAAACCTCGCCATTGTTCTTAAACTCGGCACCATAGCCAGACATAACGCGACCAGACGGCTCAACCTCCCCACTCTGCTTGATCGTGAAGAATCGCGCCCCCGTCGGGTTACGGTTAACGATTGACGCGCTGCCAGTTGTTGTGTCGCACCACAACTCTATCCGGGCTTTCAGTTCACCGTCAGTTCCGACAATTTCAGAAAATAATGCATGTGCCCTTACCGCATCATCAGAAATCATTCTTGTGTAGATGTCGCTGTTACCTTTTATCAGGTTGAATTCGACATTATCAGAAGCGCTGAGACCGAGATTTTTTCTTGCGGCTGTAATATCTGAAACATCTGCCAGGTTCAGATCTTTTTTCAGCACTTTTGTTGTGTCGAACGAATCAGCAAGCTCTTGCGCCCGATCCGCCTGTTGTTGAGCCTGAGAAGCCGACTTACTCGCAGACGCTGCCGAATTAGCCGCGCCGCTGGCACTGGTGGCCGCAGCGGTGGCGCTTTGGGTAGCGCTGGCCCCGGCCTTCTCTGCCGCCTGCTGCGCTGCTGCGGCGCTGTTCGCTGCCGTCTGGGCATCATCACGCGCAGATTCTGCTGCCGTTTTGTCAGCGCTTACGCTTTTCTGCGCCTCCTTTACTTCGTTAACCATTTGCTGGAGCCTGTCAGGATCGAGATCTTCCAACAAATTCACGATAAACGGCCAGCTCGGCCCTTTAAACTCGCTACCATCAGGTAGCGTAACAGTGACGTTGTTGCGCTCTGAAAATACCTGCTGCCAGTTCGCTTTGTCATGGTTCAGGCCGCGTAACGCTTCGGTGACCTGGTTCACGACTTCCATCGTTATCTGGCTCATGGTGCTGCGCGGCACCGCCGACCATGCCAGGCCGTCAGCGTCCGGGCCTGTATAAGGTTTGGTTAGCGTCAGCGCCGTGTCGCTGTCCACTGACTTAATCGCCAGCGTATAGACAACCTGCCCCGCCGTGAAAACGATATAATCACCGGCGGCCAGCTCGGTGGTAAATGGGGTTCCGGTGCCTGTAATGGCGGTTGCGCCGTTGGCAATGCTGATAGTGCCTTTAGCCATTCAGTTAACTCCTGAAAACAAAAAACCCGCCGAAGCGGGTTTTGCAGTGATTAAACGTTCAATACATACTGTCGAGCAGCAACACGTTCATGCCTGTTGACTTGTTCACGTCGAGCGAATAATTAGCCGTCCAGATCGAAGCAACATATCCACGCCCCACCCGCACCGAATTACCCGACCGCACCAGCCCCTGATATTTGGCGTAACACCAACCGCCAGCTACATCGGTCTGCGCCCCATACCGGCCCAGCATGATGTATCTGTCGCCGATATCCGTTGCGGTGCCGGAGGGCTTGTAGAATTTATTGCTGAAAATGAACGGGCGTTTAGTGGTTGAAAACGTGCATTGCCCTTTACTGTTAAAGAAATTAAGCCCCGGGCCCGCCACTGGCGCAACGCCGGTCGCAAAGATAACCACGTCCATTGTCACGGTGGCGTTGACGTTCGCCCCGTTGCGCTCTGCTAAGGCTCTTACTACCTTGCCGTCATACTCCACCACGACACCGGACGCACTCCACTTTGCGAAAACCATATAAGATTGCCGCGTATAGCTGGTCGATGGCGGAGACCAGGAGCCAGTAAACGTCACCCGACCACGATACACGCACTGCCCCACGGTGGCGGCATCGTTAATCGCGGTAAAGTCAGTACTGTCAGAGATGTACAGTCCCCGGTTCCCCGACTGACTGGCCGGCAGGATTTGCCACACCGTGCCGGGATAAATTGCGCCATCCATTTTGTAGTTCGACCAGGCAGTAAAGGTCAGTGTGTTCCCGCTCTGCGAGACGCTGGTCAGAATATCCATATCAGGGATCAGGCTGGTACTCCCGTTGGGATAAATCCCCGCAGTGACATGCGGGGCAAATAACGCGGTTGCGCCGCTCACATACCCCGGAATGGTGTATTTAAAACCATGCCCGGACGTGTAACCACAATAAGATGGGCAGCGAAGCCCCGCTGTGATTTGCATCGCCGGGCCGCCATCTTTCAGGTCGATATATAATCCGCTTGGCATTGTTACCACGTTCCCAGAATAATACGGCCACCGTTAGCCAGATTGACAGTCACACCATTACCGTTAATAACCACAGTGTTACCGGCGCCCGTCATGGAAAAACGCCCTTCTGTGGCGACGATGGTTCCGCGCACCGTCACGTTGTTAAATTCAGCGGCGCCCGACTTGTTAATCGTCCAGCCGGTTTTACCGGCCACATAGTCATTCGACTGGATAAACGCGCCAATTTTGGCGTTAGTGATCGTACCGTCCTGAATAAAGGCGCTGTTCATGAACACCTGCCCGTTTACCACCGCAAACGGTGAATAACGGTTATCGCCGCTGCCGCTCATCACCACAAACTGGTTGGCATTCACAGCAAAACGGGTATCAACCTGCGCACCGTTGATGGTGACAGCCACCGACATTCCGGCATCGTAATACTTCCCTTTGTACTCCACGCCGGTTTTCATGGTGTAGATGGCCGAGCCGCCGTTGGCGTCAACATACGCATCCATTTTGCCTTCTACCGCAGCGGCCACCTCGCCAAACTGCGCCACGACCGTATCGTTGATCTCGCTGATGGCTGATGTGTTGTCTGCCGTGGCTTTTTCCAGGCGGGAGGCCGTGGCCTCGAAGTCCTCAAATTTCGCGTTTACGGTGGTTTCAAGCGCCGCAACGGATTTACTGGCATCAGAGGCCAGCGTCTGCGCCTGAATGATGCCAGCCCGGTTTTTGCCGTACTGCTTCCACTGCTGTTTAACCGTGTCGTGACTGCTCAGGGCATTCTGCAGGATGGCTTCCGGGTCGAGGGTTATCTGGCTTACCAGCGCCTCGCCGTCCTCTTTCGTCAGAAAGTCATCGGCAATGTCGCCCAGGTAATCCCCGGCCTGGTCATTTGCCATCCCGTCGATCCAGTTAGTCCAGCCGGATTCGTTGCCGGTTCTGTCCACCAGTTGCGCGCGGTACATAAACCGCTCACCGGCTTTCAGGCCGAGCTGTGAATAATCGCGCTGCGGATAGGGCACATCAGCCAGCAAAAGCGGGTTTTCGGTGTCACCGTTAACCGCGTACTGGATCTCGGTTTTGAGCGTGTCGCTGGTGTCAGCCGGGAAGCCCCACGTAAGGCGCACGCCCCAGTTCAGCGACTCGGCAGAGAAATTAACCGGTTTTGGCGGGTTCCCCTGCTTGCCGGTCAGCGTCGTTAACTCTGAATAACCCCAGACGCTGGAGACTTCCACGGCGTTAATCGCGCGCACGCGCACCAGGTAATTCCCGGCGTAAATACCATCAATATCAAAGCCGCAGACCGAGGAACGCGGGACGCTCACCCAGTTGTTATTGTCGCGCCGCCACTGCGCCTCATAGGCGATAGCCCCGTCCACCGCATCCCATGAGGCGTGGAGGGTCTGGATCGCCATGCCCTGATTAATCACCGTGAAGCTTTCAATCTTCACGTTTTGCGGCGCGGCGACGTGGCCCGGCGGCACGACACTGATCGGACGTTCATCAATGATTGCGCCG